CCCAAAAATCGATGATAGTGATAGAGAAAAATCTTTTAAAAAAGTATTTGGATATTTTGATAAAGGTATCTATAATATGATGACAAATAAATTTAAAAAATTATTTGAGGAATTTAAATTAAGTGATGATTTAATTGAAGATTTCTTAATGGAAAGTACAACACAATTATCACCAACAGATGACGGGCCACCTACTTTTTATAAAGGATTTAATGATTATAAAACAATGTCTAAAAAATGGATAGATGATATGTACTCTGGTGCTGGTTGGAAAGTATTACAGTTTATTTTAGGTAAACATGCAATTAATCCTGATTATGATTATACGTTAAATTACAATGTAGTTCCTGCAGTAGCATATGGTAAAAAACAATCTGGTGAATATGGTACGAGGTTTGGTGTCAACAACCCAATAAAATCTTATAAAGATTACATCGAAGGAAATGTATTAAGAAATTTAGGATATGAAATAATAAAGTGGATGGGTATCACACCAGATGGAAGAAACTACACAGGTGTGGAAGTAGAAACATCTGTTTTACCAGGTATAGGAAATGACAATGTAGGTAATACAGAGAAGAAAAAACTTAAAATAAAAGAAAGACTTAATTTAGATAAAGAAGTAAAGTTATTAATAGAGGGTGGAGCTTACGGTCATTTAAATCATCCGTTTGACGATAAAAATCTTACATTTTCAGATTTTAAGACACTAATTATAAATACACTACAAGGTAATCTTGATAGTGAAGGAGTAGTTACAGAAAAAACAGATGGTCAAAATATAATGATAAGTTGGAAGAATGGAAAACTTATCGCAGCTCGTAACAAAGGACATATTAAAAGTCATGGTGCAAATGCATTAGATATTAGTGGTATAAAAAATATGTTTTCTGGTAGAGGTGATATAGAAAAAGCTTTTGTTTCAGCTATGACAGATTTACAAAAAGCACTTAAAGGTTTAAGTAAAAAACAAAAAGATAAGATATTTGATGAAGGTAAAAAGTTTATGTCATTAGAGGTTATTTATCCAAAGACAGCAAATGTAATACCTTATGATAAATCATTATTACAATTTCATGGAACAATAGAGTATGATGAAACTGGTACTCCGATTGGTGAGGATAGAGGTAGTGCAAGAGTGTTAGCTGGTATGATAAAACAAATAAATCAAAACATACAAAAGACATATAGTATTACTAAACCATTTGTAACAAATTTACCAAAGGTAAAAGACTTTAGTAAAAGACAAAGTTATTTTTTGGGTAAATTAAATAAATTACAAAGTGAATATAGTTTGACTGATAACAATACATTGGCAGATTACCATCAAGCTTATTGGATGGAGTATATTTACAATGGAGCGAAACAAACAGATTATAAAAATATATCCAATAAGGTTTTGATGAATTTAACAAAAAGATGGGCATTCTTTGATAAGTCATACAAAGTTCCAATGATTAAAAAAGATTTACAGAAATATCCAAAGTTTTTAAGTTGGGTGTTAAATACAGACAAAATGAATCATGCAAGGTTACAAAAACAACATATTAGAGATTGGGAAGTTCTTTTCTTTGAGTTGGGTGCTGAAATACTTTCTAACCTTAGTGATTTTATAGCTGCTAATCCATCTAAAGCTGCTCAAAAAATTCGTAAGGATTTAAAATCTGCAATAAGTAAAGTAAAAAAATCAAAAGATACAAAAGTATTAAATACACTAAAAGTACAATTAGATAGATTGAATGCTATCGGTGGTTTAAAATCTGTTGTACCAAGTGAAGGTATAACATTTGTATTTAAAGGAAAGTTATATAAATATACTGGAGCATTTGCACCAGCAAATCAAATATTAGGAATGTTAAAGTTCGTATAGGAGTTACAATGGGATATAGTAAGGATATAGAAAGACAAAACAGAGCGTTACAAAGTATTTTAGATGGTGGTACACCAGATAAAAGAATTTTTATAACCAAAGAGGATTTAAATTATAAAAAATCTATAAAAGAAAAAAAAGAAAAAGAACGTGAAAGAATAAACAAAAAATTTGAAGCCACGAAAGAAGCAAGGATGCCTTGGTTTTGTCCGAAGTGTGATAAGGTTATGAAAAAAAGATTAGATGATAAGATGTGGTTTCTACATGACCATTGTTTCGATTGTCAATTGAAGGTTGAACATAAAATGAGATTAGAAGGTACGTATGATGAGTGGAAAGAAAAAAAGGAAATAGCAAATAAATTAGCATGGATTCGTGACCAAAAAATTATGATAAAAGAATTTAAAGAACAAGATACACCTGAGTTTTATCAACAATTCAGACCAGATGGTCACTCTGTTGATAAGGAGAAGTGGAATGTTGATAAGGATATGATTATGCAGCAAGCAGATGAAGCATTAGAATTCTTAGAAAAAATGGAAGATTCTTTAAAATAGTATATTTATATATAGGGTAAAAACAATGATTACAGATAATGAAATATATGCAATTAGTGGTAAGGATTTAAAACAATTTGTTCACTTGGTTAGTGACCTTAAAGATGTTGCTATGGACTATACTAAACGAGTAAATGAATTGGATATTAAAGAAACTGAATTATCTTTTGATAATTTTATTCAAAATTTATTAAATTCTAGGATTTTCAAAAATGTTAATGTGTTAGATTTACAAGAAGAATTTTCTTTTTATGAATTATTGAAAAGCACTGGTGTTTTTACAAAATCTTGGGGAAATAAAAAATTTTAAAAGGAGAGATTAAATGGCAACAATAACACATGGAAATAAAAGAACTGATGTATCTAGTAGGGAAAAACCAGATTTTAGAGAAGATGCAAAATTTAGTAAGGTACATACAGTTACTATAGCAGCTTCTGGTGGTATTACCTACCTTACTGGTTCCTTAGCTGGGCCAAGTGGATTCATAATTAAAACAGCAGGTCAAGGTGTATTAACAGCAACCGATGGTGGCGACTTAACTGCATCTGATTTGACTGCAAAAGAATTATATGAAATAGGTTTAAAAGAAATTAGTGGGAGTTGTACGGTAAACGTAGTATATTAATATGAACCGAAACTCAAATGGACAATTAAAAGAAGTAATAAAACAAGAGTATCTAAAATCTGCTTCTGATCCTGTGTACTTCTTGAAAAAATATTGCTACATACAGCATCCAATGAAAGGTAAGATACCATTTCATCTGTATGACTTTCAAGAAAAAACAGTAGAAGATTTTATACAACATCGTTTTAACGTTATTCTTAAAGCAAGACAATTAGGTATATCTACAATTACTGCAGGATATGCTTTATGGATGATGACATTTCATCAAGATAAAAATATACTTGTTATTGCAACTAAACAAGACACTGCAAAAAATCTTGTAACAAAAGTTCGTGTTATGCATGCTAATCTTCCTAGTTGGTTAAAACAAAAATGTGTTGAAGATAACAAATTGAGTTTGAGATATAAAAATGGTTCACAAATAAAAGCAGTTGCTAGTGGTGAAGATAGTGGTCGTTCAGAAGCGTTATCTTTATTGATATTAGACGAGGCTGCGTTTATTGATAAGATTGATGTAATATGGGCTGCAGCTTCACAGACATTATCTACTGGTGGTCAATGTATTGCACTATCTACACCAAATGGTGTTGGTAATTGGTTTCATAAAACTTGGATGGATGCAGAGGATGGACTCAATGATTTTAATTTTATTAAATTATTTTGGGATGTACATCCAGAAAGAGATTCAACTTGGAGAGAAGAACAAGATAAATTATTAGGGCCTTCATTAGCAGCTCAAGAATGTGATTGTGATTTTATTACTTCTGGTCAATCTGTAGTTGATGGTGTCATATTAGAAGAATATAAGAATACTCAAGTAAAAGACCCAATTGAAAAGAGAGGTATTGATAGTAATGTTTGGATATGGGAGCCTCCAAATTATACAAAAGATTATATAGTGTGTGCTGATGTTAGTCGTGGAGATTCAACAGATTATTCAGCATTTCATGTTTTGGAAATAGAAAATTTAGAACAAGTTGCTGAGTATAAAGGTAGAGTGTCTACAAGAGATTACGGAAATTTATTAGTAAACATAGCAGTAGAATATAATAATGCATTATTAGTAGTTGAGAATAACAACATAGGTTGGGCTGCTATACAACAAATAATTGATAGAGATTATGATAATTTATTTTACATGAGTAAAGATTTACAAATAGTTGATACTCAAAAACATATTAATAACAAAATCAACAGAACAGAAAAACAATTAGTACCAGGATTTACAGTAACTCAAAAAACAAGACCTTTGATTGTTGCTAAATTAGAGGAATTTTTTAGAGAAAAGTCTGTGATTGTACATTCAAATCGATTAATTGATGAGTTGTTTGTATTTATATATAATGGTAATAGAGCAGAAGCTATGACAGGATATAATGATGACTTAGTAATGTCTTATGCTATGGGTTTATGGATACGAGAAACTGCATTGAGATTGAGAGCAGAAGGAATAGATTTACAAAAGAAAGCTATTGGTAGTATAACTTCGAATCAAGGCGTGTATACACCAAAAAGTAACCAAGACGGTAAATGGACTTGGGAAATTGGAAAACAAAAAGAATCATTAGAATGGTTAATTTAAAAAATAAGAGGACAAAATGGCCGATACAAGTTTAAGAAGTAGATTACAACGATTATTTTCTACAAATGTAATTGTTAGAAACGTAGGTGGTAAAAAACTACGAGTTGCAGATACAAGTAGAACACAATCTTTTCAAAAAAGTAATCTTATAGACAGATATCAGAAAATTTTTACAGGTGCTGGATTGAGTGGATATTCAGACGCATTAATGACAAAATCATTAAGATTAAATCTTTTCAAAGATTATGAAGGTATGGATTCAGATGCAATTATATCATCTGCACTTGATATTTATGCTGATGAATCAACAATGAAATCTGAATACGGTGATGTGTTGGAAATAAACACAGACAATGAAAATATAAAACAGATACTACACAATTTATTTTACGATATATTAAATATAGAATTTAATCTATGGCCTTGGGTTCGTAATATGTGTAAATATGGTGATTTCTTTTTACAATTACAGATAGATGAAAAATATGGTATTACAAATGTAATTCCATTATCAGTTTATGATGTTTCACGACTTGAAGGTTTAGATCCTGAAAATCCAGAATATATAAAATATTTAATTGAATCTGCAACAACAGAACATAGGTATAAAGCAGAAACTTCTTCTACAAGAACAGAATTAGAAAATTATGAAGTTGCTCATTTTAGATTATTATCAGATTCTAATTATCTTCCTTATGGTAAATCACAGATTGAGGGTGCTCGTAAGATTTACAAACAATTAACTCTTATGGAAGATGCTATGTTGATACATAGAATTATGAGAGCACCTGAAAAGAGAATTTTTAAATTGGACATAGGAAACATACCACCAGCAGAAGTTGATAACTATATGCAACAAGTGATTAACAAGATGAAAAAAGCACCTGTCGTAGATGAGACAACTGGTGATTATAATTTAAAATATAACATGCAAAATATAACGGAAGATTTTTTCTTACCAGTTCGAGGTGGGGATAGTGGTACTAATATAGAATCATTACCAGGTTTAACTTACGAAGCAACAGAAGATATTGAGTATCTTAAAAATAAATTGTTATCTTCTTTAAGAATACCAAAAGCATTTTTAGGTTATGAGGAACAAATTGGTTCTAAAGCTACATTAGCAGCTGAAGATGTAAGATTTGCTAGGACAATTGAAAGAATACAAAGAATAACTTTGTCTGAATTAACTAAAATTGCAATTGTTCACTTATATGCACAAGGTTATCAAGATGCTGACCTTGTTAATTTTGAATTAAATTTAACAAATCCATCCACAATATATGAACAAGAAAAAATTGAATTGTGGAACAATAAAACTTCTTTAGCAGAGTCTATGATTAGAGATGGAATAGTATCTACTGCTTGGATTTATAAAAATATATTTGGTTTTACAGACGAGGAAATAAAACAAGAAGATGAGAATATAATATTTGATTACAAACAAAAGTTTAGACGTTCACAGATTGAAAATGAAGGTAACGACCCTGCTAAAACTGGTGAGTCACAAGGAACACCATCGGATATGGCTATGGGTAGAACTGGTCATGAATTAAATGATGAAGGTGGTTCAGAAGAAGGTGGACAACCAGGTGCTGGTAGACCTAAAGAACCTAATAAGTATGGTAAAGATAGTGGAGTAAGGGGTAGAGATCCATTGGGAGCACATGATATGAAGAAAGGTGGTAGTAGTGCACCTAAATATGGTAAGTCTTTAGCTTTAGCTCATTATGATGCACTTAAAAAATCAATGAATTTTGGTAAAAAAGATAAAGAAATTATAACAGAAGTGTCTGAATTAGAAGAAGAATATCAAAATGAGGTAAGTTCTTTAACTAATGGTAGTTCAAATGAATAATTATTACTTAACTTTA